TTTTGCTTTGTCTTGATATATACTCATAATATTTCCATTCCTTCTAGGGCATCTGATAAAACTCTTGGCATTGCTGAAGGTGCTTTGATTAAATTATGAGACTCTTGCTGAGTCTCTTCTCTACGCTGCCTTCTCATTGAATCATATGTATGAATTTCTACTGCACCAAAATCAGGTCTTGTTAAACTTATAGCGTTATATATAGACCCGCATACTGCGTCGGCTAAATCCTTAGATCCTTTGCGTGGGTGGTCAACCTTATCACGCATAATTCTTAATTCTAATAGCTCATCAATGAGCAATTTAATATTTGGCCCAGAAAGTCTCTCTTCTAAAACCACCATTGCCATATCATCATAATGTTTTTTTGCAACAGATAATGTTTCAGTATTAATACCGTATTGTTTTAATTGCTGCATCATATCATGCGAATTCCATCTATCAAATGTACATATTCTTATATTGAATCCACGTGATCTTAAGGACAATATATAATCTCTAACTTCAGTAAAGTCTACAGACTTATCCGTAGTTGGCGTCCAGTATCTTACTACATCTACATCTACTATAGGTGCTGTTTGAGTGTAATTATCTGTAACTTTCACATTAACCCATTTATTTATATGTGACATAGAAACTGCACAATGGTCATGTTTTTGAGCTAAGTCTACGTGTATAAAATATTCCTTATTTTCTTGTGGCATAAACCATTCTTCAAATCTACCAAATTGATCAACGGCTAATGGGAATTTATTGAACGCCTTTTCTATTTTTTCACGAGATTTAAAAAATGCATCAACCGCTTCTGGTGGCATGCATGCAAATCTACCTAAAGCGTCTGGCATATTTTTATAAAACTCAACTTTGAAATCTTCAATTTTTTTAGTTGGATTAATTTCCCATGTAGGTCTTTTTAATGCATAAACTTTTGGAATTTTATATGAAATTATATGGTCCTCTTCCCATTCTATAGTAATCTCATTTCCTTCTGTACTATCTGGCAAATCTTCATCCATTTTTAATACTTTTGATCTAACTAATGTTTCTTTTTCTGCAATTGCAGAATCATAAAATTTTTGTATGGGGTCATTTTTAAAACGTGGGAAAGACAATAAAATAATCTTACCGTAATCTGGAAAACGGGATATTACAGATCCACGATACATATCATAAATTGCATCTGCGGTTTTTGCTTGGTCGTGGCCAGTAGTATTCTCTGTTGCAAAACCAGAAATCTCATCGAGAATTACTGCAATAACGTTATATCCCTCAAATGCTTCACGTTCTGAGTGTCCAGAGTATACGTTAACATTTTTATCAAATCTAATTTCAGATGCTTTGGGATCGTATTTACCAACAAACCAAGGTGATCTTTCTATTCTTGTTTTAAATCCTTTAAAGAAAACATTGTTTGCTTGCTGTGCGTTAACAGCAATATTAATAATGTCAATGGTATCTCCTGGAGGTTTCCCATAATATGTCGCTGGATCTTTTAAGCATAATAGTAAATATACTATATATGAAACTGATATTGTAGAAGTATAATCTTTTCCAGATCCTTTGCCGAGCTGTGCAATTATCTCAGTACAAGTCTGCTTATATCTTCTTCTGCCATCTTCTTCACCAAACAGTTTAATCAATGTAGATTCTTTATATATTTGAGATCCTTTTTCAATCAAAGTGTATTGATAATCAGAAAGAGGAGGTAGTCCAAGGTAATCTGGACTTGTAACGAATTTTCTTAAATCAACTGGTCTTTCGTCAAATTCTTCTCCGTCAAGTATGTCAATTAAATCATTAAAGTTTAATTCCATCTATTTCCTTTTTTATTTTTACATACTTATAAATATGACTTGGGGTTGCATATCTTTCACCCTCAATTACTTTTGATACGCCGTGCTCACATTCAACGCCAGAGCCGTGAATTACAAGATCTCCTACTGAAGGTTTATATTCTATATTTTGCTTTGGATAGAATAAACTTCCACCAACTTCTGGCAGCTGATAATAAACAATGGTTCCGAAAACTGATAACCTTTCTTCAGAAAATTCATCTCCATCTACATATTCAGAAGCAAGTTTTTCAATTTCTTCAAAATCATGAACATCTACGTGAGGATCCCAAAATTGTCCAGGAACCATTTTTACTATAGAGTTTGCATCTGCAGCAAAATGCTTATTGTCTAAAAGCGATTGTATTCTTTTTTGTATAAAAGCAACACAGTTTGTGTGGGCTATTGTATTTGTTTTTTCAAAATATGGAAAAACTTTCCAATCTTCAATTTTTAATATTTCATTTTTTATAGATTCTATTTCATCAGGAGATATAAAATTTTTATAAACATATATCTTGTCCCCTATTGTTTCAAAATTTTCTAAATTAATTGGCTGCTGAATCAACATTATCATCCTTTATTATTATCGGCTCGACTATTCCAGTTATTTGAGACAATCTTTTTGCAACTTCCATTTTACATTCTTTGCAACTAGAAGTTACTTCTTTTAATATTTTTACAAGTATTTCTTGTTTTCTTTCTGTTTCTGCTAATTGTGTTGCTAATTCGGCATTATCTAATAAGCCAACCTCTTGAAGCATTCCAATTCTTTTTCCTTCAATGTCAGCAATAAGTTTTAGCGATGTTGCTTTAACACTTAATTGCCCAGACTGGTCAGCATCCTCTACTGTTTTCCAAGCTTCTTTTATAAGCATTGCATAGTGTTGATCTGCCCCAGAGATGGCTTCCTTAGCCCTCTCACGAGCCCCAGAATCGTTTTTAACGACCTGTTTCCACTCATCTATATACCCTAACACCTCTGACCTCTTAAAACCCGTCAGGGTGGCAATTTGGGTGGGGTTGTTTCCCTTAAGTAGCTCTTCGACTACCTTATTCATGCGATCAAAATGATCAGCTAATTCAATTTCCATATACAGATATTATAATCCTAGTTGACTAAAAAATCAACTTGATTTTTGCTTAGCAATTTTAAGCAAAACTAGGTACCCAATTAAATCATCAATATCATTATCTCCTGGGTAATCTGTTCCCTTCATTAATCTATTTAATTTATCATCAATTCTTACATGGAGCTGCTCTCTTGGTCCAGCCTTTGAAAATATACGTACAGGATCCAAAGCTGAATTACCATAGGCAATATTTTTTTTAACTAGCATGTGTGCAATTTCATGGCAGGTCTCTAATATTTCTTTACCAGCCTCAGTTCCAACTGTTAATAAATATAAATCATCACATTGAAATTGACCTGCATCTGGAAATACTGGTTCTAACATTATCTCTTCCTTATCAATCCGAATTGCTCTAAATATCTCTGTATAGTCATAGCAGAGACACCACACTCTTTACCTATTTCTGTAACTGTTTTATTTTGAACTACATATCTTCTATATAACCATTCTTTACTTTGATACAATTTCATATTGACATCCAACCTTCGTACTTTGCATCTGGATTTTCTTTATGCCAAATTTCTTTTAAAATATTTTGTTTTTCCCAGTCAACATTGTGTGACTCTAGTCCACAGATCTTGCATATTCCTGGGCCTAAATTTTTATAAACATGTTCACACATCATCTTTTTGTTAATACCTCATTAGCGTAATAGGCGATCCCAAATGAATCTGCTACATCAAAATCTTCTATTTTTAAATTATACTTTTTATTAAAATAATCTGCCGTTCTTTGTTTCCTAGCCTCACGTATTTTATTCTTATACCACGAATCGGCGTATCCTGGATGCTTTATCCTTATTGCTTCTTTTTCTGCTTTTGTTGGGTTTTTATTGCCGATATGTGCTTGCCAAGCACTAGGGGATATAGTAATAACGGAAGCGCCAGTAGACATAAGTTCAGCAATAACAACACCGTAGACATAAGATAATTTTATCACAGCATCAGGCGACCTGACAAGTATTGCTCCCTCTACTGCTATATAATCTGATTTTAATTCATCAAGCATTGCAGCAGTCTTAATCTTAGCATTATATATTTTTTCATATATATCATTGCCAATTAAATTAATTTTTCCCCATTTTATTGGAACATTATTTTCTAATAAACAAAAAGCAATAGAGTTAGTAGAGGCATCAATACCCAAAACTCTATTTGCTTTTGTTTTAATTAAACTAGCTAATGTCATTTAGCATCTCGATTATCTTAGATCTATTTTTAATAGCTATATTTTTTTCACACCTAGAACATATTTTTTGATCATTATATCTACTTAGTCTAGAATCACATTTTATACATAGTCGTTTTGAGCCAGAGCGTATTGCTTTTTTTTCATAATACTTTTCCATAATCTTTTTATTTGTTGCAATTCTGCAACATTCATCTGAATGATATTTTTGATTATGTGTTTTTGGCTCAAAGTCTATACCGCATTCTTTATTCGCACAAATCATAATTTAGGTGGATCAAATGGCTCTATCTGTACCGTACCAGTTTCTCCGCTCCAACAATCTTTCTTTACTTTACAATTTTTGCATGATGCGCTTGATTTTATAAATGGTCTCATGGGCAATCCGCCATTTTTAAAATTATCATAAACTTCGCACATCCAAGTGAACATTCCTTCAATTATCTTTTTGTTTCTTTCATTCATCTGTACTGGAATTATTAATATCTCTTGTGTATTTTTGTTTTCGTATAAGAAAAATCCTTCCTGTACATTTCGAATTTTCATGTAAGTAAGAATTTGTAATAAGTGATTTGGGGATGGAGACATTTTAGACTTATATGTGTCCCAAGACTCTTGCTTTGCAGTCTTTATTTCTCCAATTACATCCTGATTATTCCAATCAATAATTACATCTAAGAATCCTCTAATTGGTGGGTATTCATTTATTACTTCTAACTCTTGATGTTTCAATATACCCATTTTATTAATAATATTTTGAATTCTTTCATGTGCCTGTGTACCTTGAGCCATATTTGCTACTGCAACAGAAGTATTATTATCAATAAAAAAAGCGCCGCTGAATGCCATATACCAATATCTTGGGCAATTCCCAGACCCATAACCAAGAGAGCTTGGGCTAAATGAATGTTTAGTATCCTGCTTATCTGGTCTTTTTGTAGACTGATAAGCATCTTCTAGCATTTTTGCAAACGAATCTGGATCAAAATTACCAGTTACTTTTTTAAACTTTAAATTACTTACTATTTCTTTAGCCATTATATCTCACCACATACTTCAAAGCATCTACCAATTTATCTATCGATTCCTTGGCTGAATAATAAATATTCTTTTTATTATTATTTGTTGTACCCGCCTTATCCTTAGCGATAGTTGAATACACTGAAGCCATCATTGAAAACTTAGTTGACATTGCCTGCAGTTCAATAATAAGCATAGGAGCTTTAGCTGCTGGAACATCTGGATTCATTAACAATTTTACCACAATTGCTAAAGCTTTATCCAACTGATCATCTTTCATATATTCATGAAGATCATTAAACTCAGTTATTTTACTGATAAGTTCAAGTGTATTCAACTCACTCATATTAACCTACAATAAACTTTGTAATAATTGCATAGCCAATCCAAAGGCCAACAATACCCATAAGGCCAGCAAACATAGGCGGTGCTGGAATGGGTAACTTAAATGCACTAAATACTCCACCCACAATTGTGCCTACCAATGTAGTAAGAAAAATATCTCTCATTAGAATGGAACCTCTGCTTCGTCAAAAATTCTATCTGCTATTTTTTCTTTAAACATATTATATGTAGTTAAAGCAACACTATCTGCACGTACTTCATACGAGCTTTTTTCGTTTCCGCTTTTATCTACCCAGCGATCTTCATAAATAACTCCAGAAATAATTACTTCTTGACCCTTTTTTATATTATTTCTTGTTTGATCAGCAAGTCTACCCCAAACTTTTACAGTCCACCATGATGTTGCTGCATCCTCATACTTACCAGTTTCTTCATTTTTTCTACGATCATTGGTTACTACTCTAAGTCTAATACCGTTATCTCCTATTGATACTGGATCTTGACCAAGTCTACCTATTAATACAATGTTTGGATTTGGCATAATTGCCTTTCATAAATAAATATTTTCTTATAAAATATTCAAGTAATATTATAGTATTTTTTTTTAATCTTGTAAAGATCTACCATCTATGTTGGCAATTCTTTTTATATATAAATCTTCTGCATTTGTTTGAGATTCTGAAAAATAATGTAATGGTAAATCAGAAGAATCAATATTAGGAATATTATCTGGCAAAATTATATGTCTTCTATGTTTGCCAGAAAATATCTCTTCAGTAACTCTTTTTTGTTCCATCTCAACCCATTCTTTTCTTCCATATTTTTTAGCTGATTCATACCAATCATCATCTCCATGATGACCCCAAGTTAAAAAGAATCTGACAAAATATTTTGAAACTTCTGTTTTTAAAGGCATAGCAGCATGAAAAAATGGTGATGATGATGGGAAAACAGTAATGTCTCCAGCTTTTGGTTTGTAAACTACAACTGACGGAATTTTTTCGTCATGTTTTAAAAAAGCTATCTCTCCGCCTTCGTAGTCATCATTTAAGTATAATGTTGCTGTTAATATTTGCTTTGGCCCTGGGGAATTGTCTAGACCTTGAAATCTATCAGTATGCCATCCTATTGCATACTCCCTATTTGTATTTCCTGTATGTTTTAATATATCAAATCTGCTTTCAGACCAACCCAAAGAACCGTCCCAGCTAGAAGTGTTACCTTCTGGATATGCAATGTTAAGCATGTCTTTTGATAGTTTTTTATTTTGATTTAAGCCAGTATTTGAAAAATCTACATAATTTGGATACATATTTAAATTTGAAGAAGCATATTTTTCAATATATTTTTTTATACAATCAAGTATTGCATATCTTACTTCGTTATAACATTTTAGCTGATTATCATAAATATTAACTTCATTATAAAATTTTTCAATTGCTGCCTCTGAGCCATCCATTTCAAATGGCATTAAGTGATCTCTGTACTTATTTTTATTTACAAAAAAACTAGACTTTTTCCCATAAGTTACTGTATCTCCTACGGAACCGCCCCAGCTTTCCCATTGCTCTATGACATAATGTTTATTTATATTTTCACTATTTTTGATTTCGTTAAAAATAAAATCAATATCAGTTAAAACATTTTGATACACAACACATTGATTTTCAATTACAAATTCATTAATCAATTTTTCTACCATCTATGTAAGTAATTTTTTCTGCAAAAAATGGATGCTTTACAACTGGCTGTTGTAATTCATATATTTTCCTCCACTTTTTAAATGTTTCTATCTGGTCTTCTCCTGGCAACACAACATTTTTGTCATGCATTCCAGATCTATCCTCTGCAAGAACTCTATATTCTTGCATTTTGGCCCAAGCTTTTTCTCCAAATTCTTCTAATCCTTTTTTATATTCATTGCTTCCGTCATACATATACATATGAAAATATCTAATTAGGTATTTGTTTCCACCACTTACTGGCATTGCTGCATGATAAAAAGGTTTATATGAAGGGAAAACTGTTATATCCCCAGCTTTTGGCTTGTAAGTTATAACTTCTGCTCCAGCCTCATTTAAAAATGAAACCTCTCCACCTTCGTAATCATCATTTAAATATATCGTTACTGTTAAAATCATTTTTGGGCCAGGCATATTGTCGGAACTTGGCTTATTATCTGTATGAAAATTGATAGCATAGTCTTTGCTTTTATCTGTTTCAGCATTATGCTTTAATAAATCATAGCTTGCACGAATCCATTTACTGTCTCTATTTTTAAAATCCCAATCTTTTATATGATCTGGGAACACTGTTCTTTTACCGTGCCAATCGGAACTAAACATTTTGTCATCCATATTTTTAGATAGCCATTCAGAGATGTAGTCCTCTAAAACTGTATCTATCGCTTTTTCAATTTCTAGATAAAAATTTTGCTGTTCATAAAAAATTTTATTTTCTTCATCGCTTAGCATATTCAAATGATCATTATTTAATGTAGTTATTTGATATGTTTCTTTATGTGGAGAAAGTCTAGCTTTTTCTCCAAATAAATACCATGTATCCCATGCGTCTATAAATGGTCCTATGCCATTTGACTGTGCAAAAAGATCACCCATATTTTCTGACTGCTTAGTTATTTTGACTAAACGATCTGGATTTTTTATGGCTGACCTATAAACATTTATATATGGAAATAATTCAATTTTGTTTGATATATTTATTTCTGGATTAAATGTTTTCATTTTTACCCCTATCTATTAGGTCTTCTAATAATGACCATTCTATTACTGCTAATCTTATTTTATCATTTTTTCCAATAATAAGCTTAAGTGCTGGGTGAAGGTTTCTATCAACTTTAAATGTATCTGTGCATATTTTAGACCAAATTCTTGAATTTATAGTAAAAGATTCTGATGCTTCTTTATAATCAACTAAAAATTGATTCCACTTAGCATCTCCTTTTTGATAGTCCCCACGCCCTGAGTTTTTTTGCATTTTGGCACCATCACGTTTTGCTTCTCCACGCTCTGTCATGCGTTCACCTTTACTGAATTTAAATGCCCAGATTTACACGTCCAGCTCATTATAAAATTATCCTGATCCCAATAATATTCTTCTGAGTCTAGGTCGCATTTGGCACACGGTTTTGCACCAATAATTTTTTCTAAATTTGAAAATTCTTTATTGACAATTTTTGCTCCAATAAAGTCATTAATATTTGGCATTAATTTCCTCACGTAATTTGTCTACCACTTCTGGGTTATCCCTTAAATACTGAACTGCTTTAGCACGGCCTTGAAACCTTTCTTCATTGATTGTGTACCAAGCTCCGCCTTTTTCAACAATACCACACATTTCTGCAACATCTAATGTTTCTCCAATTGAATCAACGCCGACAGAATCTCCTTGAAAATAAAAATCGTACTGACCTGAAAGATTAGGTGGGCCAAGTTTATTGTAATCAATTATCCAGTTAACTGGTCTTCCAACCCTTTGTTCAATAATCTTATCTCCAACTTTGACTCCAGATTTAATTGCATTTGCTTCCGCCTCGCTAGACCACAATTTAATTACTGTTGAAGAAAAAAATTTAACAGCCATTCCTCCTGTTGGGATATGGCTTGCATGCATGCTACCAAACTGATTACGCTGTTGTGAAATTAAAACAATTAATGTATTTTTATTTGCATAGTTGAGCATTTTAACTGCATGCGTCATGTCTTTTGCTTCTGCACCTATTTGTTTTGTGTCTTCTAATTTTTTAAGCTCTGTGCTATCTTTTTCAAAATAAATTGCTGGCAATAACGCAGAAATTGAATCTACAACAATTATATCGACGCCAGCCTCCATTAATTGTTGCGCTACATCTACCATATCATTTACAGTTTTTGCAGAAGAATAAATTAATTCACTTGAATTAACTCCAAGTTTTTCTGCCCAAGATTTATCATAAGAATGTTCAGCATCTATCCATGCACATGTCTTGCCATCTTTTTGAGCCTCTGCTATCATTTGAAGACAGAAAGATGATTTGCCAGCAGACTTATTTCCCCAAACCAAAACTTGTCTTCCAAACCCGAGACCTCCACGTAATGCAAGATTTAGTCCAATGCTCGGAGTAGATTGTTTTTCAACACTAACATCTACTGCTGATTGAACTCTATTTCTTGTTTTTGGATCTAATTTTGCTAAAATATCATCTAATGCAATTGACACGCAATCTTCTTTCTAATGCTTATATCTTGGACTATCGTGATTAACATATCCAAATTCCGCTATATTTCTCATGCAGGTGTATCCTGCTGGATTCCCTCTATCTATTCCGTCCTGAGACCTTCCTAGCTCAAAATCTATTGTATTTTTTTCATGATTGTAAGAAATAGACATATGGCCTTCGCCATCATTTAAAGTTAAATAATCGTTTGGCCAAAGTTGAACTTTATTTAATAAACTATCAAACTCTTCTAATGGTACAGATAATTTACCATGATGTTTTAATATAGCTGATAATGCTACAGCTGAATTTAAACTACCAAATATATCATTAACTTTGTATATATTACCTGACATAATTATATTGTACCATTAAAAATTGTTCCCGTGAAGTCTTGGACGTTCTTTATTTATATTAATTTTATTTTGTAGAACTTCATCAAGACTATGCAATATATGTTCTTCATTTCTCATAGCAGCATAAACATCGAGTAGTCTAATTATTGTATCTGCAATTTCTTCTACAACTTTTTCAGACCCTTGATTTTTACGGATAGCTTCCAAAACTTCAGTAACTTCAGAATGAATGAGAGCAATTTTATTACCAATTTTATCATATGAATACTCTCCCTCCCAAAAACCTTTTTCTTTAGCAATTTCATGTAAAAATGCAGATAATGCATCTAATCCATAATCAGTTATCAATGAGTTCATTATCACCATCTACACTATCAGTACGTAATTCAAACTTAAATGATGAGGTTTCATCATTATATGATACAGATAATTGCTTATCTTCATCATTTGCAGATATAAATAAATCAGATGGGACTTCAACTGCGCCCAGGCTCAGAATTGCAACTAATATCCTAGAGGCATTCATAGACTTAAATATATCTTCAACTTGTTCTGTCATGCTATTTCCTTAATCATCAAAGTCCCATCATCTAAAGTTTTTAGAATAGGTTTACATATCATACCCTCACGCATTTTTGCCAATGCTATTGGATACATGCTAGAGAATGCAATTGCTCTAGTTAATTTTTTATATTTATCAGACATGACTATATGTGCCATAGTCTTGCCTGCTTTTGTTTTATACGGGCTAAAGCTTATCACATACATCTCATCTTCGTCAATATCATATTCACCTGTATATAAATATTTTACAAACGAATCTTCTGAATCTTTTGTAATATCTTCTATCTTTACATACCTTGCAATTCTATTATCTCCAACTAAAATAAAATACATTTTATTTGTCTCAATTGGGGTTTGTTCATTATGGAATAAACCTACTGATCCTGTTTCATCAACTAACTCTACTCTTGCCCACCCAGACCCACGTTTAATATTTTTTACCATTCCGAACATTGGGAACGATCCTAAATCATCAAATTCATTAATTGGTCTGGCCTGAGCTTTAATTTTAGGGCTCAATGTGGCAATATTAAAAGATGGTATCCCTAGATATTCGTAATAAGATTCTACCTCTTTACCGCTTCTGGGGTTGTCATCAAATGCTGCACCACCAATTGCATTTAATGCAGATATTGCTCTGGAATTTATTCCGCTTCCTTTTTTAGATGCTTTTGCAACAAAGTCTGCATAGTCTTTAAATGGTCTTTGATCTATTATCTTATTCGCAATTGTGTCTGATATAAACTTAACTTCTGCTAAACCAAATCTAATAGAATCTTTTTGTAATGAGAAATAAATATCAGACTCATTAATATGTGGTAACTTTACCTTAAGCCCAAGTCTCTTTGCTTCAATTAAATATTCTGTTCTGGCGTCTTTGTCGTTTTCGTTCTTGAGGATCGAGAATAAAAATTCAAGAGGATAACGATGCTTAAGCCAAGCGGTATAATAAGAAAGCATAGAATAAGCAACAGCGTGAGACCTATTGAATGAGTAACCTGCGTGGGCCTCGAAGGTTTTCCAGAGATGTTCTGATTCTTCTTTGCTGATATGCTTTGAAGCGCCCTGAATAAATTTATCTTTGAATGGACTGAGTTCTTTTGCATCTTGCTTCTTTCCAATAACTTTTCTAACCTTATCAGCTTCTGACCAAGTTAGTCCACCTAGGTGTACGCATGCTTGCATAACCTGCTCTTGATATATAATAACCCCATAAGTATTTTCAGTAAATGGCTTCATTATTGGGTGAATATATTTTACTGCTTCCTGACCATGCTTTCTTTTAATATAAGAAAGACCAACAGTATCCATAGCTCCTGGCCTTACAAGTGCATTTGATGCTGCCAAATCTTCAAAAGTAGAAACCTGCATCTTAATTAGAAGGTTTGTATATGGAGTTGCTTCAGCCTGGAATACGCCTTTTGTATATCCCTCGCTTAAGTTTTTATAAACATCAGCATCATCCAATGGTATTTCTGAAAGAACTATCTGCTTACCAGTTCTTTCTTTGATTGAAGATATGGTATCTGAAATAACAGAAAGAGTTTTTAATCCTAGTGCATCTAATTTAATTAGCCCAATATCTGCAACAGTATCCATATCATAAGCAACTACTGGAATTCTTCCAGAAACCTTATCCTGTGCATCTTCACGAGACTCTACTGGGGCATACTTTCTTATATCATCTTTTGCTACAACAACTCCAGCAGCGTGGACACCAACACTTCTAATTTTTCCACGAAGCTTCTCGGCTAACCATGTAACCTCTGGGTATTTTGCTCTAAATTCTTTTGTGTTTGGTGAATCTAAATAATCTTCAAATGTATCTACTGATTTTAATGCACGGTTTACATCAGAAAGCGGTACCATAAATACACGTGCTGCATCTCTAACAACACCCTTATCCTTGAAATAAGTAAATGTAGAAATAGAAGCAACGTGCTTAAACTTTTTCTTTAAATAATTCTTAACTTCCTTACGACGTCTATCTTCAAAATCTGTATCGATATCTGGAAAGTCATTTCTATCTGGATTAATAAATCTAAAAAATAGTAAATCATACTTAATTGGATCAACATCTGTAATTCCAAGTGCATAACAAACTAGAGAACCTGCTGCTGACCCACGGCCTGGCCCAACCATAATAGAATTTGTTTTAGCCCAATTAATCATATCAGCAATAACCAAGAAATAAGAAGCAAACTTTTTGTCTTTAATTACTTTTAATTCTTCTTCTACACGCTCAATATAATTTATATCTTCATTCAATCCTTTTGACTTTAGTCCCTCGTATGCCAACTGCTTTAGCTTTTCATCTGCATTTGTTTTAGGAACTGGAAGCAGGTCTAAAGCTCTATAGAAATCATAATCTTCTACTTTGTCTGCAATCTCCATAGTATTTGAATATATATCTGTGCGCTGGATTCCTGCGTTACGAAAATCTTCTGAAATCTCATCATGTGTTTGAATAAATAAATTATAATCCTGAAATGAAATTCTTCGATCTGGGTATAAATAATTAAATCTATCTAGCATGTTTGTCATCTGTCTAGACATATCAAAGTCGGCTTCTTTATCCATCTTTGGATTTGTAGACAAAATAAGCATTGCTTCTTCTAAAACTTTGTCTTCTTCTTTAGCAAAATGAGCATCTCCTGTTGCAACTGCCTTAATTTTAAGTTCATCTGCAAGTTCAAGAAGTTTTAAATTTATTTCCTGCGGATTATGAGACTGAACCTCCACATAAAAATCTTCTTGAAAAGTTTGTTTAAAATCTTTAAGTATAAGTTTTGCTTCTGAAAATTCGCCCTTTTCGATGCTCTTACTAATAAGACCATTAAGGCATCCAGAAAGAACAATAATACCTTCTGCATATTCTTTTAATACCTCTCTATCAATTCTTGGTTTATGATAAAACCCTTCGTTCCAAGCAAGTTCTTGTAGTGTATTGATGTTTTCTAAACCCTTTTTATTTT